AAGAGACCAAACGGCATAAGACCCACCTCATCAAGCGAAAGATGAAGGTGGGCAATGCCATAATAAATGAGCCGAGTAAACAGCTCCTCGTCACTTACTCGACCACCGTGTTTTTTGTGTCAGGCTCACTTTCTACATTGCGCTTGGTACCCTTATAAAGAGCCTCGGTGATTGCGGTCTTGTAGGAGGCAAGGTCTGCGGGAATGGTCAGAAGTTCCACCATATCCTCCGTAAGAAGGTCACGGTGATCATCCTTGTGCTTGAGATTATGAATGAGGAGAGACTGATTGGCAAGGAGCGTAATCAACCATACGATCTCACCCAGCGCCATCTCAAAATTCTCACTCTTCATGAGCTTATCTCCAAGGTTCTCAAGACCACCGTAGCGTCCAGCAATTTCCTTGGTGGCTTTCGTTGTAAGGACAAGCTCATAGTCCTCACCGCCGATTGTAATAATTGCGGTTCTGTCCGTTGTCATTATTCAGCACCTCCGTCTTCATTTGTGGTTGCGGTATAAGAAGGTTCATAAACCTCTTTATACCAATTGGTGATGGTGCTTTCCGCTACCGAAGTATCTCCTTCTGTCACCTCTGCCTTCCAAGGATGCTGACCCTTTCCGTCCGCTTTGTTACGGCGCAAAATAGTTCCCTCAATGGTGGGAGTGGAAAAGGTGATGCTGTCGCCCTTGGTAGCAAGGTTGGTGGCGGGAATGCCAAATTTGACGCGGTAAAGCCAATAATACTTATACTTGCCGTTGGCTTTCTTGGCGCGAAAACCGACAGCAACGGGATCACCGCCGTCCTCGGTAGAGGAGATGATGACACCGTTTGAGTCAATCGTAGCTCCCGTGAGATCGGAAGCAACGATAGCACCGAGTTCATCAATGCCGAGAGAAAGAGTGCCACTCTTAAACTCCTTGACGATTTCAGCAGCACCGTCATCCGCATAGAGGGTTGCTTCAGCAAGCTCAACGGAAAGGTCTGCGGTCATCGCCTTCGCCAAGGAGGTGGGAGCGCCGTAGGACTCGTTGCCCTCTGCATCCTCGGTAATCTTGGCGTAATAAAGTTTGTCAAGTCCGATTGTTGCCATAATTTATATTTCCTCCGTTTCATAGTGTTTTGCTACGTCCACAACATAGTGGTGATAGCCTGTATCGGTTTCGTAACCGATGTATTGTCTGTTCGTAATCGTGATGTCTGCGCCGAACAGTGCGCGGATAATACGATTTTTATCGGCACCATAGTTGCCTTTGCAGTAAAGTGAGATACGCGCCTCCTGAACATCGTACATCGGTGCGTTGTCCGCACTGAGGTCAAAAGTATCTGTCAGCGGAACAACAACGATGTATTTGTCCGGGGCGACATCTCCGAATACGCCTGTTTCAAGAGGAATATTCAAAGGTGTAAGTGCCGTATTCAGATCTGCCAAGAGACTCACAGCTTATCTACCTCCTCTTCAAACTTTTTTATCATAGCCGCCTCACATGCTGATTTTGATGCTGACTTGGCGGGTTTCAAAAAAGGCTTTGCAGGCTGCCCGTGTCTTCCGTATTCAAGAATGTTTGCGATTTTGGCGTTACTGCCGCCATCGGAACGAGGCTCTGCAAAACCGATTTTAATATTATGGTTACCGTCCCTATCCACCTTGGCGGGTGTCATACCAAGAGAACGTTCAAGCTCTCCCGTGGAACGGGAATCAACCTTCGTATCTCTGCCGACTACGGCAGAAAGATTGCTCTTAACCTTGGCAAGAACCACTTCTCCGCCCGCTTCAAGAACACGCTCGGAGATTTCATCGGTTTTGGCTCCCAAGGTCGATAGCCGCTTTAGAAACTCATCGGGAAGTTGTACTTCTGCTTTAGCCACGGGTAGCCACCACCTTTCGTGCCATTACTTCAAGGTACATCCCGCGCCCGCGAACATTCTCAACGGAAATAATGTCGAACTTCTCACCGTTGCACATTAAAATGTTGTCGGTTGTAATCGTAACACCGGGAATGATGCGAAAGCGGAATAGGTCGGTAGCATCGCTGAAGGCGGCAAGATTAGCCCATCTCTGGGAACCGTGCCGCCCTTCACGATAAGCACGGACTGATGCCACACCCTCATAAACGGAAGTGGCAAAGCCTTCTGCGTCTTTTTTGTTTTTGAAAATGCCGATGTCAATATAAGTGTTCATTTTACCAATGCTCATATTCACACCTTCCACTCTCTGTCAAGGCGCAAAAGCAAATTGACCGTGTTCCATACTTGCGTTGCCGCCTGCGGATTATCCGCAAAGAAACCGCCTGTGCTTCCGTCACGGGACTCATAGAAATGAGAGGCAAGCATAATCACGGCTTGTTCGGTTGTGGCGGGCATTGCGGTTTCCTTATAAGTCCCTTCGGGGATATGCTGATAGCTTTCTGCATACGCTACGGCGGCGGTGATGTAGCTTTGCAAAAGAGCGTCGTCAGCCGAATGTTCAAGAATAAGGTTTTGCTTGACCTTCATCAGCAAAGTTTCCATCACCGTCACCTCCTAACGTCAGGCAGTAGTAGTACCCTTTATCTGAAGGACTTTGATACCCTCGGGAACGACCACTCTTGCATCGAGACGCTTGGTTGCAAGGAAGCCAATGTGACCCGTGGTTGCGTAAAGTTCGTTGAGTCTCTTGAAGGTAATACCCTCACGGTCTCCGATCCAATACTTACGGAAATCACCAAATGCGATAGCCTTTGCGCCGGCTTCGATGGTAGGCATATACGGAGTGGTGATTACGGTTCTGCCGAGGAGCGTATCGGGAGTTCCCTCCTTAAGACCCGACTGCCAGAGATACTGACCATTGGAATCCTTAAGGGTGCGGATGGCAGCAACGGTTGCATCGTTGAGCAGCCAAACAGCATTGGGTCTGTAAGGACCGCGAAGCGAGTAGTAGAGCTTGATCAGCTCATCTGCGGTGATTGCGGTTGCAGATGCGGTAGTAACACCGACCTCTGCACCCTCGGTATCATGAAGGATACCATAAGGCTTGCCAACGCCATCACCCGTGATGAAGGCTTCCTCCTCTGCCTCTGCCATACGAGCAACAAACTGTGCTCTGAAGTGAGACTCAAGGTCAAATGCGGAATCCTGAAGGAGTTCCGAGGATACCTTCACAAGTGCGGTGAGCTTGTGAGCGCCGATGTTCTTCTGACCGAAGGTTTCATTGGTCTCCACAATCTCTTCACCCTCATCAGTCCAAGCCGCCTTTGCCTTGGTCTCAAGAACGGGAATCTTGAGAGAACCGGAAGCGGTCTTGAAAACGTGTGCCAGCTTACGGATGACCATCGTATCGTTGAGAGTCTCAATCAAGGTCTTCTCAAAGTGGTCGGGAACGAGATATCCGCCGTCCGCATCGGGAGAAAGCGTAAGCGCATTCTTCATAACGGTGCCGGGCGCGGTACGCATCATATTCCAGAACGCCTTCTTGTAGTTATCGGTCTCTCTGCCCGTCTTCATATCTGCGGTGGCAGCGTCAGGCTTGGTGGTGAGAGGCGTGCTGGTGGCGCGGGACATCTCCTTGTCCATCGCGTCAAGTCTCTCCATACGAGAGATTTCAGTGCCGAGGTCGATGACTTCCTGCTCCAGTCTGGAGTATGCAGCATCATCCTCGACAGAAAGAGTTCCCTTTTCGCTTCTATGAGCGTCAAGGAAGGTCTGTGCGGCAACAAGTGCCTTAGCGCGCTTTTCGCGCAGTTCATTGATAGTCATAATTATTCCTCCAATTTTTAATTTTTCAAAAGTTTGAGTCGCTCGTAAAGGTCATCAACCTTGCGACCCGTAGGTTGAGGTTCTTTCGGCTGAATTTTTGCAGCTTCGGCAATCATTTTGTGGCGCATCTTATTCATAAGAGCGACCTCGACTGCCTTTCTTGAAAACAGCATAGATGCCTTGGGTGCATCATCGGTGTTTTCAGTGGGTGTGGAGTCTTCGGAGTCGGTGGCAACGTCAGTGGTGATATCTGTCTGCACTGCACTCTCACGTGCAAGAATACCGTCAATAAAACCAAGCTCCAGTGCTTTGTTTGCGTCCATCCAAGTTTCCGCATCCATAAGGTGTGCGAGCTTGGCGCGGGACAGCCCAGTCTTGATTTCATAAGCATTGATGATGGACTCCTTGACGTTGGCAAGCATATCGATTGCCTTCTCCATCTCGCCTTCATCGCCCATAGCGACCGTCATAGGATTGTGGATCATCAACATTCCCACGGGGGACATCAAAACCTCGGTACCTGCCATAGCAATAACGGAAGCAGCCGAAGCCGCGATGCCGTCAATCTTGACCGTGACAGAACCTTTGTAATCCATCAGCATATTGTAGATTTGAGCTGCCGCCACACAATCTCCGCCGGGGCTGTTGATCCAAATGGTAATATCACCGCTGTCGGATTCAAGCTCCTCGCGGAAAAGCTGTGGTGTGATATCATCATCAAACCAACTTTCCTCTGCGATGGTGCCGTTGAGGTGCAGAGTTCTCATTGCCGGAGTCGTCTCCGTCTGTGCCTGATTCGTCCAATTCCAAAACTTCTTCATCGGGTGTTTCCTCCTTTCCGTTATCGTTGGTGTTTGTATTTGCAAAAGCACCCGCGTCTTTCATCGGGAGCATATTGCCGTTAATAAGGTAAAGGTCGCCGCCCTCCTCTGTGGGGATGCGGTCGAGGTTTTCTAGCTCACGGATGTCATTCGCTGACATCCAACCATTCTGGCGACCGATGGCATAACCATTCATACGGCTTTGATAGTCGCCCCTCAAAAGACCTTCAACATTGAATTTGACATAGTATTTTTTCTTTTCCTCTGCAGTGAGAAGTGAGCGCATTATCGATTGCTCCCAGCGTATCACCCACGGGTCGAGAGTATACTTTACAAATTCAAGGGACTGTTGCTCAATATTGGAAAAGCTCGACTTTTCAAGGTCACCCACCATATGAGGCGGGACTCTGAAAATTCGAGCTATCTCATTGATTTGAAATTTTCTTGTTTCAAGAAACTGTGCCTGTTCGGGCGAGATGGAAATAGGGGTATATTTCATACCCTCTTCCAAGACCGCAACCTTGCCGGAGTTAGAAGAACCGCCGAACTGACTTTGCCACGCTTCTCTCACTCGGCTTGGGTCCTTAATCGTGCCGGGATGCTCAAGGACACCCGATGGTGCTGCGCCGTTCGCAAAGAACTTGGCTCCAAACTCCTCACAGGCAATCGCCATACCGATAGCGTTCTTCGCCATTGCGATAGGGCTGTAACCGACAAGCCCGTCAAAGCCAAGACCGGGAATGTGAAGCACGTCGGAAGGCTTCAAGATGACTGACGAGCCATTCATCGTAGGCGCTTCATCATTTGAACGCTGATAGGTGTAATAAAGCTGTCCGTTTTCATCTCGGTCAACGCTCATCTTATTCGGCATCAAGGGATACAGAGCAATGACCTCATTTTTACCGTTGCGGATGATTTGCGCATACGCATTTCCCCACAGCAAAAGATGTGTCATCAGCGTTTCTCTGAAAACAAAACTTGACATTTCGGGGTTCGGCTCATCGTGAAGCAACAGGTAAAGCGGATGGTCAATGGCTTTTTCTTTGCCGCCACTGTCGGTATATCTGTATAGATGCAACGGCAACCCTGCGACTGCTTCGGCAAGAATGCGGACACAAGAATAAACGGCCGTCATCTGCATTGCGGAACGCTCGTTTACAAACTTCCCCGAGGTCGAGCCTCCCATAAAGAATGTATAAGAGCTTCCCGCCGTACTGTTTTTAGGCTTATCGCGGGACCTGAATAGTCCTGAAAAGATACCCATATGAAATTACCTCCTCATATAAACAAAAGCCCGCGTCCGTCATAAACGCTGGCACTGGTATCATTACCACAGCGAATCGCACGGTCAAGCGCCATAATCGTCGCAACTGCGCCGTCAATCTTTTCTGTGGATTTTTCTTTGTCGGGTTTAATATTACCCGCCGGGTCTGTACGGATATAGATGTTGTCCATCATCCATCGAAGTACCGGGTGTCCTTCGTGAGCAATGCTCTGTTCCAACACCAGCTTCATCAGCTCTTTGGTCGGTGGCGACATATCCTTAAAGCCCTGTCCGAAAGGAACGACCGTGAATCCCATTCCCTCAAGGTTCTGCACCATTTGAACGGCTCCCCAGCGGTCAAAAGCAATCTCCCGAATATTGAAGCGCTCACCAAGACGCTCGATGAATTTCTCGATGTACCCATAGTGAACAACGTTGCCCTCGGTGGTTTGCAGATACCCTTGCCGTTCCCAAACATCATACGGCACGTGGTCGCGCCGGACACGAAGCTCAAGGCAATCTTCGGGAATCCAGAAGTACGGAAGAATTACAAAGCGGTCATCTTCGTCCCCCGGCGGGAAGACCAAAACAAAAGCCGTAATATCCGTAGTCGAAGAAAGGTCAAGTCCACCATAGCAAACACGCCCTTCAAGGTCATCCTCATTGGTGGCAAAAGCGCATTTGTCCCACTTATCCATCGGCATCCAACGCACCGCTTGCTTGACCCACTGATTCAAACGGAGCTGTCTGAATGCGTTCTCTTCAGCCGGGTTTTGCATTGCAGACTCACAAGCGGCACGAACCTTGTCGATGCCGACGGTAATTCCAAGGGAAGGATTGGCTTTCTTCCATACCTTGGGGTCAGTCCAATCGTCTCCCTCATCTGCGCCGTAAATAACGGGATAAAAGGTGGGGTCGATTTTTCTGCCCTCAAGAATGTCTTTTGCCTTTTGATGTGTTTCGTAGCAGATGGATTTCGTATCTGTTCCCGCTGTGGTTATAAGAAAATACAGCGGTTGCATACGAGCATCTCCCGAACCCTTTGTCATAACGTCAAAGAGCTTTCGATTCGGCTGCGTATGAAGCTCATCAAAAACAACACCATGTATATTAAAGCCGTGCTTGGAGTAGGCCTCGGCTGAAAGAACTTGATAAAAGCTGTTTGTCGGATTATATACGATACGCTTTGCAGCGGTAAGTATCTTCACCCTTTTCGACAGTGCGGGACACATACGCACCATATCTGCGGCAACCTCGAAAACGATGGAAGCCTGTTGACGGTCAGCGGCACAGCCGTAAACCTCGGCACGTTCCTCATAATCTCCGCAGGTAAGAAGCAATGCCACTGCTGCGGCAAGCTCCGACTTGCCCATTTTTTTAGGAATTTCGATGTATGCGGTATTGAACTGCCTATAACCATTTGGCTTTAATATTCCAAACAGATCGCGGATGATTTGCTCTTGCCAATCAAGAAGCTCGAACCGTTTCCCCGCCCATGTGCCTTTTGTGTGGCAGAGTTGCTCTATAAAATCTACAGCGTGGTCGGCAGCAACTTCGTTGTAGCGAGAGTCTTTTGCCTTGAACTTCGTTGGCTTGTATTTCTTTCTCTGTGCGATGATGCCGCCTCCTTTCAGTGTAATAAAAAAACAGCCCATCGGCTGTAACGAGGAAAGAGCCTCTCGGCTCAATCCCTTTGGTATTAAAATGATGTGTATTCGGTCATTCTCGGCTCTCCCTTTAAAATCGTAAAGGTACAGCCGCCGTAAAACTTATCTCCGTCCTTGGCGGTAAGGCTCCACTCAAGAGCACGTGTAATCGTGCTGTCTTGCATTCGACAACCATCGGCACGTATCTGCAAAAGCAATGCTTTTAGGTCTTTTGAGGATCGGCAGTGAAAGCAATATTCGCCTGCGATGCTGTATTCTGCGTGGTAAATCATAACTCTTCACCTGTCAGGATAAAATGAACGTAGGCTTTCTTGTTTTCTTCAATGAACATCACGAGCTCATATAAATCCATACCAAAAGCGATTTTTTGAACGGCATTGGTATCAAACATATTCGTAAGACCCGTGTCGCGGATCTTTAGGATTTGTTCTTTGATCTGCTCACTCATCATCGGCAATCCTCCTGCAAGCATCCTCACCATAAACAACACCAAGTCCCGAACCGCAGTCCCAACGCACGTGGATCGTGCCAACGTCATCAATGCACCGAACAGTTCCGCGGCATCCGGGGACAAGGGTTGTGTTGTAAGGGTCGTTCATTTTCGTAAGCTCAACGCGGCATCCGATAGGATATTCTTTTTTGAGCCTTGCCAAGGCTTCCTTACTGATTATGAACATCATTCCGTCACCCCCTTTGCGCCACTTTTAAATGCGGAAGAGCCTGAAAGGTTGCGAAGAAGTATTTTGCGCTCGGTCTTATATTCCTCACCGATGAATCCAAGGCGCAAAAGAAAGCAGCGGAATGCGTATTTTTCGTTGTCCACCGCTTTTTCTTTTGCGGTGATGCGTTTCTGCGTTCTTGCCATATTGCAAAGTGCCGTGATGAAATGCATATAAGCGGTTACCTCGGTTGTATCGCCGTAGGGTCGGAACCAAGGGAACTCGATGCGGTCTCCTACCTTGTTTATGGGAAGAGTGTCAGCGCCGAGCGCTTTCTTTATAAGGTTGCCCTTGGCGTCAACGATTGCCTGAAGGTTTACAAGTGCTGTGTCGGTAAGCTCGGTGGCGGGTATCTGAATGCTGATTCCCGTGGGGTCGCCTACTGCCTTGAAGCTGTCATCGGTTTCGTCCTCTTCGGTGTGGCTCTGGTCAATGTCAAAGCCCTCATCATAGATGTGTTCAAGCAAACGCTCGACCACTTCGCTGTCAATAAGGTCGCTGAAGGTAAGGCTTCCGTCCTTTTCAATGGTGAAGCGGTCGATTTCGTATGCGAAGGTAGGTGCGCCGCAGTAGTGAGCTTCTTCACCGAGCCACGTTGCGATGGTTTTTACGAGGCGCTTGCGTTCTGCGCCTTGGGCGTTGATTGTGATTGTCATTGCTATTCCCTCCTTAAGCCTCAAGCAGTTCTTTGAGTTTGGCGTTAACCGCGGCCGTTCCAACCGCTATGGTTTCGATGTAGCCTTTGGAAAGAATAACCTGATCGAGTCCGTTGACGCCAAGCGTGTACTTACGCGCACCGTATTTTGCGTTCACCTTATTCCAAAGTGTTTTGGTGTTTTCTGTAATTGCGGATAATCCTTTTTTTGCAGTCATGTGTGTTACCTCCTTGTTCTTTGGTATACACATATTAACTCTAAAACCGATAAATATCCAGTCATTTTGGAGATAATTATGTGTAGAATACAGGGGGTCTTATTCGGCATCATTTTGTGTATAGTACACGATACCCGCAAGCACAAAAAATACGCACGGCAGAGCCACACCATTGCCCCAGAGCTTATACTCTGCTGAATCGGAGTGCGGGTTGGAGAGCCACTTGCGGACTTGCTTTTCGGTCTTGGGTTTGCAAGCGCCTATGACCCTTGCATAAGTGTTCCATACCTCAATCCAGAAAGCAACCGATTCATCGGTAGGATTCTGTTCTTCAAGGTCCTCACACCAGTAATCCGGGAAACCTTGAAGTCTTGCACATTCCGTAGGGGTCAACCTCCGCACAGTATAGCTTGCTTCCATCACCCCGTTATGATGTCCGGGACAGGTACCATTGACAACGGTATTGCCACAGTCTTCAAGGAAATACTGACCGACATCGCGGGAAGCCGAAGGATCAAAGCCGTAAGGATATGCCACAGCACCCGGTCCTTTTGCCACCATCGTAGGTTGTGTTTCTTCCGAGAAGGACGGAGCGAATTTTGCGTTCTTGCCTTGGTTAAAGGTATCTCGACCGATACCATAGCAAACGGCATTAGGGTCTTTGAAGTCTCTCGCCATAAGCGTTGGGGACTTATCTTCCTCTACTTGCGTAAAGCTCCCCGTGGTCATTGCATAAACGGCGTGACGGTCGATGGTGTTTAAGGTAAAGGATATATCCTCGCTGATACCATCGCCTTGGGGACCGTTGCTATCTTTACGGCCAATCATCGAGCCTTGCAAACAAACAGCGGGTTCTCCGCCGTGCGTACAAGTTAGCGTGGGAGCCTTCTCTTCGGTTACGTTGCAAGAGGACTTACCGCCACCCTGATCCACACAAACAACTGCAATGCCACCTTGATTGCAAGATGGATTTCCACCGTTGCCATCAAGGGTACGAGAAGTATCCGCAGCATAAATGCCGCTGTGGGGATTGGCGGATTTCATTGCGTTACTGTCCTTGGAACAGATGCCGAAGGGCTGAAGCACACAGTTGAAATTGTCCTTATCGGGCATACGCTGATTGCCGCCTGCATTCTTAGTGGTCAAAGCTCCTGTGACTTGCTTTCCATCCCAGTTAGAAGGAACAAAAACTGTCTGGTCATTGTTGCAAGCAAGAGTCGCAGATTTATCTTCTTGGATAAGCGCACCCTTGCCACCACCTTCACAGCCGCAGCGGATTTTCATAACAAGCGGTACATTGTTTCCGCCCGTTCCCATACGTGAAGTCAGGGTTTGAATCGAATCCCCTTCCTCCACCTTGATTCTACCATCAGCGGGATGATTTTCAAGCGCAATGGCGGCAGGAACAACACCCGCACGGAGCGTAGGAGAACGCTCCTCCTCATAACCGATGCTACGGCTATTAGCCGAATGCTCGGTACAAAAGCCTGCGCTGTCCATCACACAAGGCGGGTGATGCGCCTCGGCTCGAAGCGTACAAGTTACCTCATCGGTAACATCCATACGATTGCCGCCTTGGTCGTTAAGCACTACGCCGTTGCGCCCCGTGGACATACCGCAGTTGACACCGAGAGTGGAAGCCTTATCACTTACGCTTCCGTTGTACCCATCGATGCTTGACGCTCCAGAGCAACCTTCAAGATTGTTGGTAACTCTTTGCCACGCACGGAAGCCCTCCGCAGAATACCTTGACAAGCCCTCGGACTTAAATAATACGTCTCCGGCACTCCCACCTGCAAAATCTGCGACAAGAAAGATGCGGCGTCTTCGTTGGGGGACTCCCCAGTATTGAGCGTCGAGAGTTCTGTATG